TTGAGTGGGTCGTCCGTGATGGAACACGGCATGCGACCGTCTGATAGGTCAAGCTGCATGGCATATGCCTCGTTGATTTCTTTGATTTGTTGGAGCAGTTGTTTAGCGATGTCATTTGTCATTGCGGTAGCTCCTTCATAATTTCTTCGCACCAGTCGTGGCACGAGTAGTCATGGATAACTACTCGTGGATCTTTTTTTGAGCCGTTGTTGTAAATAAGGTGAAAGACGCCGGAATGTTTTCCGTCTTTGTGCAAGGCGATTACATCCTCATCACCAGCTGCAAGTTCAGCAAAAATTTCACGCTTGTCGATGCCTGGGCCATACATGCGTCGCGTGCCGCAACGTATCTCAATAGAGAAGCCACGTTTAATAATGCCGTCTATTAATGCTTCGATGACGGGGCGTTCCCATGGAGGTGGGTACGAATCAATATGGTCTTCCCAGCAGTCTGTTATTTCTGGGAAGGAGTCTGAATAGTCGTCAGCAACGGGATTGAAGTCTGAATCGTACATATCGCCCCAAGTCCAAGAATCTGCCCATCCATCGTTGTCGCACACCATGTTGCTGCCGTTAAGGTGTCCGTCTCTGACGAGTTTTTGCCAAATATCGTCGTCGTCTAAATAGCTAGGCACGTTGACTTCGATGGAGTAGGAGGTGTGCATCTCGGCTGTAATTGTCACGGTGCGATGTGTTTCTTCATTCATTGTCTTCTTCCTCGTCGTAAGGGAAGATCACGCTGACGAAGCCTTCGTCTTCGAAGCCGAACTCCCATTCAACACCTGTTTTGTAGGTCCATTGGATGAGTGACTCGATCAGCTCTTTGCGTGTCACGACGCTACGCCTTGTGGCTCATGCACGCGCCAGCCCAGCTTGCGGTAGGGAAACTTGTCAGTCTTGATAATGCCGAATGACTCATGTCGCATGGTGCGCTTCATGAGGAAGAGCATGACGCTGACAACCAGGCCAGCAAAGAGTGCTGCCATCATGCCGCTGAACGTGCCTGCGAGTAGGAACATCAGCAGCACGGTGACGAACAAGTCGACGTATATGTCGTAGTTAATGATGCGGCGCATGCCAAATTTGAATAGTAGGAACAGCAGACCGGCTGCTGCGATTAGTCCTGCTAATATCATAAGTCACTCCTTGATTGGCTTAGTGCTTAGAAAGTCCACCAAAACATCTCGTTTTAGTTTGGTGCTGTTGCATAGCTCACTCAGTAGCTTCTCAACAGCGGGTCTGTTTTCTGCACGGATGCACGACTCGATGTGTGCTGCTGCCATGTCTGTCAGCTTGGTCCATGGATCATGTTTCATGTTGGTCATACACAGGACTCCCGTAGATAAATGTGGTGTTTGGTGTCAGTTCATCTGGCGTGGGACATGGTGGGTGATACATGGCCCATGGTTTACTTAGCCAACGGTTGTAGAAGGGGCGCATATAGATTGTTGAACGAGCTTGGCGTGCGCGTTTAACAAGTAATCTCTGGTTGCACATTGTTTGGAACGTGTCTCTTACTTCAACTGAGCCGACCTTAAATCGTTGGGCTACTGTCGATACGTCGAAGTAATCGCCGGAGTGGTATGCGTCCATGTTTAAGATGCGTTGCTTTAGATTAGTCACGGTAAACTACTTCCTCAAAGTAAGTGTCGTCGTCGTGTTTCTCTCTGGTGCAGGTGTAACCCAGTAAATTGACATAGTGGTGTGGCGGGCCATAGCACCAGATGCTGTGTACATTTGGGTCGTCTGAGTCTGCGTCAACTACAGACCAGACCTGATTGCGGGTGAAACCTGCAGCCATAGCAGCGTCGACACTGTTGAATAGGTCGCCGTACTCGTCGCGGATTTCTTCGAATGGAAATTCTTGGTTCATTTGTCCGTGTCCTGATTGGTTTGAGGCACGATAGTTAAGATCACTTCTTCGGCAGTGTTGAGTGCTTCCGTTGCTAACTGCATGCTCTCTTGTGCTTCGATTAGGGTCTTTTGTTGAGCAACAAGTAGTTCCTTGAGCTCGTCTGCTGCTTCAAATTCGATGATGAAGCCTTCTTCTTCGTCTTCATGGTTCATGTTTCCTCTCCTTCTGTGTACTCAATTTGGATTTTAAAACCGAGAGCGCACGGGCTGGTTACACCTTTTTCTTCTAGCCAGTCGAGACACAGCTCGGCAATCCAATCGATGTCTTTGTTGCTGTAGAAATGGTTTTCAATGGTGCTTGTGCTGCTGCCGTCGAAATGTCCTATGCCGGGTTTCATGTCTCATGCCTCAATGACAGATGTATTGCTAGGGTGGTGTTGCGCGTTTAAATAGTCAGCAAGCGCGTGAGCGTGCTCTTGGCTGTAGAACTCAAGGGGGGCAGCTTTTTCGGTAAATCCGTCTTTTTTAATGACGACATTGGGGTAAATCACCCAACCTCCGTCTTCTTCCATTGGTGGATGGACAATATAAAAAGGGATGGTGGGTCCGCCGTGGAATTGGATTATGCCCCACTGTTTTAGTGCTTCGCTGATTGGTACTTCTTGATGCATGTCTCATGCCTCATGGTTTATGGTTCGCGCCTTATATGGCACGCTGAGTCCTCTATGGGTTAAGAAAAAAAACCCGATGCCAACGAGTGGCACCGGGGTGGAGTAACTACTAAGCGGCAAGACGTGCCTCTAACGCTGCCGCGCGATTAGCCATGAAACCAGCAAGCTGGGTCTTGGAGTCGGACGCTTTGAGCTCGTCGACAATCTCCTGCATGACAAGCATGGCACTGTCGTAGGTGTCAGCTGGTGTAGCGTTGACCCACGTATCGGTTTGCTTGTCGAGGCTGGACGGATTGAAGAACAACAAGTCGATGTCGAACGCTTGGCCGTCGATACCGAGCTCGGTCATGATCAGAGTCTGCGTGGTGAACAACAGCTCGTAGTCAGACTGAACAGCTTGCTTGATGCGCTCGCGAGGCATGTCGGTCTCAACGTCGTCGATTGCAGACTGTGCAAGATCGAGACCGTAGATGCCGCCTGACTCTTGCTCCTGCTTCTCAGCACGTTCGAGCGCGATGTTGAGCTTGCGGGCGTTCCACATGACACGGTCCATGAGATTCTGGAAGAAACCAAGGACAGCGAATGTGTGGAAGGGTGCTTCGTCTTCTGATGAGTGGCACTCGAAACAAGCTTTGGCTAGCGCTACGTCGATTGCAGTGCCGTCGTTGGTGAAGGCAGACACGTAGTTGGCTAGGTTGGTGAAGTGGCTGTTAGTCTTGCCAGCACACAGCTTGTTGATAGCACCTGGGATGAATGATTCGGTCATGTTGTTCATAGCGTATTCCTTACGTTGAAGTTAGATTAGTACTGCTAATATTACAAAGCAACAGATCATGCTGTAGTAAACGCATCAAGTTGCTCACTTTTAATGGGCGGCTGTGAGGAACGATCAGCCGTGACGGGAACCTCACTCCCATCGTCGGTAATGTGCGTTGCCCACGCTTTGTTTCCGTGGAGTTCTTGATGGACCATAAGATCCCACTCTGCTTCTCTGAGAGTAGGGCGTTTCATGACGTGTACATCGTTGTCATGGATGAAATAGACGTGATACATGGTTCATGCTCCAGTTTCAGGATCGATGAATAGAAAGCCTTCCATCTCTTCGATACCGTCTAATGACTCTGAGATGTCAAACATGGCGGCAGTGATACAAGTGAGTAACAGTTCGCCGGGGTTCTCCTTGGCAAATGTCCAGAGTTCACGGCCTAGAAACTTGGCGGTTTTGATAGCTGGTTGGATATGTTGTTGCATGGTTATTCTCTCCACACTTTGTAAGTGAGTATTTCTGGGTCAGCCTTCTCGTTGAGGTGCTTGGCGAAGGCATAAGCTTCTGCTTGGTTGTAAAACGGCTTGATGAGCTGCTCGTCATCTCCGTAGAAGGTTGAGTGCTCTCCCATTAGATGTCCGATGACGTAACAGGGGTCCATGTCGAGGTCATAATCGCGGTCGACGAACCACTTACGTAGCTCAATAGTGTGTGTTTGATATGTCATGGTGTATGTCTCCTGATTCATGTTGCATGGTGCGAAATTGGTCGCAAATTGGTAATACCCACATAGAAAGTAGGGGAATGTGTGCCAGAAACAGCAAATGTGTGCCACCTGTGTGCCAGGTTGTGTGCCATCAAATTTGGCTTACCTACGCTGTTTGTGCCATGTGTGCCAGTTTTAGTAATTTAAGTTCAAATATGAGAACAAAAATAAAAGAGGTGTGTGTATGTGTAACTGAAGTCAAAAAGGTGGCACACATGGCACACATTTTGACTATATTCGGTAAAAGGTATGTAAAACAGTGTGTTACGGAGATATTGGGGTGGCACACAAGGTGGCACACAAGGTGGCACACACTGGCACACATGGCACACACCCCATCTCGCCGATGTCCCCCGTCACACGCGGCATGAATCACGGATCATGGTGCATGAATGGCACGCGATGATAGTGAATTGAGCTGTGAGTAAGGGGGCTATTCACCCCGATCCTCCAGATTGACAAGAACCATGCTGAGAAACACAGGGGCCAATAAGACCCCCATGAGAATTGCGAACTGAATCATGAGTCATGCTCCATTGATCATAGGCATGATGATGTAAGCAAAGGTGTAACTGGTTACAGCCATACCCAATGCGATAGCTAATACGTCGATAGCAAGGTTTTTCATGAGTAGTACTCCGTAATGGTTGCAGTGTTGCGGCTGTGCGCTACTGCTTCAGCTTCGGCTTGAGTGCGGTAACTTTTACCTCTGACTAGGTATGTCAGCGCTGCGTCTGGGGCGGTTGGTAAGTAATGGACAACCTCGAACTCCTCGAATTGAGCGTCGTATTGAGCTTCCCAGTCGCGTAATGGGAATGTGTTGTTAGCTGATGCGCGGTCGAAAAGGTCGATCTGATTCATGAGTCATGCTCCATGTTGAGATACCAAGGGACAGGGTTCTCTGCTTTGGGTAGGCAGATGTAAGCGTCAGGCATCGTGTCTTTGATGCAGATGTAGTCGGCTGAGATGTCGCTGGGTTGAACGATAGATTGAGTTGATGCGGCGTAAGCGATGCCAAGGCCGTAGATGGTTAGGAAGGAAAGAGCTACTACGATGGATGATTTCATGATGATCTCCAATTAGAAGGTGAGTGCGCCAGCGATGAAGGCAGTGAGGAACTTGCCGGGGTTGCGCTTGACGGTGTCGACGATGTCGTGAGCGGAAGCGGTGACAGCCATCTTGTATACCTCGGCGGTTGCTTCGCGTTGCTGGTCTTCATCAAGACCCATGAAGTCAAAGGCTTGTTGCATTGACTCGGTGCGTGGGATGTCGAAGTTGTGGAATCTCATGATGATCTCCTTATTGAGCGTATTCGAATGAAACGGCGCTGATAGGCCAGCCGTCTTGGTAACCGTAGGTCATGCAGAGGAAGTCGCGGTGTTGCTCGGCGTCTTCGCGGGTCTCAAAGAGCTTGTCGTGTCCCTCGATGATGTAACAGACAGCGATAGCTCTCTCGATAACCACTTCTTCTTCACAGTCAACTTCGAAGTAAGGGTCTGCTGAGTGAGGCCAGTTGTCCACGTAATCCCAGTTTGTGAGGTCCAGTTCGAGCTGCTTCATGAGTTATGCTCCATGCAGTTGAGTTCATGGCGGATGAAGGATTGCAGCGGGTCGTCGGAGTGCATGAAGCAAGCACTGAAGAAGTCTGCGTAGTCGTTGAACTCTGATTCAAGCTGACCAAACGGAAGGGCCAGTTGATCGGGAGCGTCGTGGTTGAGCACCTCATCGGTGAAGGTAACTGAGTAATCTCCAAGCATGGTGTATCTCCAAGTAATTGAGCGTCATAGCTCACAAACATTAATGAGCGGCGAGAGCGAAGCGAGCGTCGAAAGGGGTTACTGACAGACAAGGTTCATGTATATCGACATGAAACAAGGTTCCAAAAACGGAAAAGGGGAAAGGGGAGCGGTACTAGCAGGCAAGGGAGACAATGCGTGAGCGATTCAGAAATAGTTTTCAAATTTTTTTTTGCAATATTTTTTTAAGGCCCTATCTTCCTAGGTAAGCTACTTTGAGGGACAGGCCGTGGGATTACGGATCTGTACGACGTGTAAAGAAAAGCTACCAGACACTAAATTTGAGCAATACCCAACTGGAACATGGCGCAAGAAATGTACGCCATGCCGCATGCTGCAGAAAAACCGCAAACGCTACGAAAACATGGGCGGCTCGCATGAGGCATATCTCAGGAATCTTTTCGCGAAGCTAAGAAGCACGCGCAGGAACACACACAGTTTCTCGTTGACCGCAGAAGAAGTGTTGCAGCAGTGGGATTTGCAGGATGGCAAGTGTGCGGTATCAGGTGTAGCGCTGACTCATCACCTCGACGGGTCAGGAAAGAAAGAGTTCAACGCATCTATAGACCGCCTAAACAACGACGAAGGTTACTCCAGGGAGAACGTGCGTCTTGTTGCGTATCGAATCAACATTATGCGACACACCTTGTCCACTGACATGTTCTGGTGGTGGGTCAAGACAATACACGACTACGCTTGTGATTAAATATTAGTGGGGGTAATATATAGGTATGTCCGATCACACTGAAGCGTATGCGGTAGAGGGGCTTTTAGAAGCCCTTGTTGGAATCGGACTAAGAGAAAGCGGCCAAGAGGTACTTGTGTACGATGCCGCACGCGTTGAAGAACTATTGCAGAGCCGTGGTTACGAGCTCTCGTTGTGGGCGTTTCTACAGGAGCTAGATATAGCTGACCTGGGTGAACGCGCACCTATGTTTGTTTGGTTGGACGACGATTTAAAAAATGAAATCACGGGCGCAACTACAGGAGGAAAGCATCGACTCCATTAAAGACGGGGTTGATCTTACTCACACCGAATTCCAAGCGCATATGCCTTACATGGGCGTGCATCATGGAACATTAACCGTGCAGCAGGAAAAGCTCGTCATGCTGGTTGCATCAGGAATGTCCATCAGGGCAGGGTCTCGTGCTGCAGGTTACAAGAACTATGACTGCGCGTTGAAAGCCATGCGTCGCCCCGAGATGAAAAAAGCGCTCGACTACTTCCGCGAACAGGCGCGGGAGACGGTGAAGTTCACAATTACCAATGCCCACGGCATGTATATGGAGGCGTACACCGCTTCATCAAATGCCACGGAGATGAAGAACACAACAGATTCACTGGTTAAGTTGCACGGCCTCGTGCAGCAGGAACCGCAAGCTCAAGTAAATGTGCAGATAAACGCAACGGCTAAGCAGCTGGAACGCCTGTCTGATGAAGAGCTGATCAAGATCGCGGGTAAAGAAACGGCTTACTTGGAGCCATCTGTTGCCGAATGAAATTATTAAACGTGAGTGTTCTAACTGCAAAACACTGCAGCCAGAAACGCTGTTTGCAAACGACATAATCGACACCTGCGTTTACTGCTTAGCCGCTATGGCAGAAGCGCTACCAGCACCACAACTTTCAGAGACAGAAGTCTACGAACCGGAGCCGAGGGAGGGCACACTTGAACAAAAAGCTAAAGCAGAGCTGGCGTTACGCATCCTCACACGAAAGCGTCTCCTCCCTTTTGTCGAGCGGTTTAACGCCGATTACCAAGCTGGTTGGGTCCATAAAGACATCTGCCAACGGCTGGAGCAGTTCAGTCGCGACGTGGCTGAAAAGAAGAGTCCAAGACTTATGCTCTTTATGCCACCTCGCCATGGAAAAAGTACGCTGGCGTCAGTTTCGTTCCCGGCTTGGCATCTCGGCAGGCATCCTGAGCATGAATTTATCTCTTGTTCGTATTCGGGTTCGCTTGCGATGGGCTTTAGTAGGAAAGTCCGTCAACTCCTTCGTGAGCCAACATATAAAACCGCTTTTCAGACGCGTCTGGACAAAGACTCCCAAAGTGCGGAGGCATGGCTTACTACTGGAGGCGGTGGCTACGTTGCTGCTGGTGTCGGTGGCGGTATCACTGGTAAGGGCGCACACGTCCTTGTCATCGACGATCCTGTAAAGAACCGTGAAGACGCTGAAAGTCAGAATAATCGCGACGCTAACTGGGACTGGTATACGTCGACTGCTTATACACGCCTCGCTCCTGGCGGTGGCGTACTGGTCATTCTCACTCGGTGGCACGATGACGATCTGGCTGGACGACTACTCAAAGCCGGGGCGGAAGGCGGAGACGAGTGGGCCGTCGTTAAATACCCAGCCATCGCAGAAGAAGACGAAGAGTTCAGGCAGTACGGAGAGGCCCTGCATCCCGAACGCTACGACGTGCCAGCTCTCGAACAGATACAGAGAGCCGTTGGACCGAGAGATTGGTCGGCCCTCTACCAGCAGAATCCGGTGGCCGATGACGGTGACTACTTCACACGTCAGATGATCCAGTACTACGACCCAGAGGATCTCGACTACAACCAGATGCGCTACTACGCAGCATGGGACTTGGCGATTGGTAAGCGTGATCGTAACGACTTCTCAGTCGGCATGGTTATCGGCGTAGACGAGCAGGATCGACTGTTTGTAATTGATGTAGTGCGCGGGAAGTTCGATGGCTTTGAATTGGTGGAGCAGATCCTAGACCTCTACGAGTCGTGGAAGCCCAGCATCGTAGGAATCGAAAAGGGCCATATCGAGATGGCACTGGGGCCGTTTCTAGAGAAACGTGTCCGAGAGCGTGGTTTGTACGAGGCGTACTTCAAGGACTTGAAGACCGGACGCCGCGATAAGGAAGCAAGAGCTAGAGCGATACAGGGACGTATGCAGCAGGGGATGGTGTTCTTTCCCAGGAATGAAGTTTTCACTGGACCACTGATAGCAGAGATGCTGCGTTTCCCCAATGGGGTCCACGATGACCAAGTCGATGCACTTGCATGGCTCGGTCTGATGATGTCCGAGTTTTCGACGTACCAAGCACCAGTCGTAAAGCCGCCCTCTTGGCGAGATCGACTGGAACACATGGTGGGGCCAGAGCGTGCCTCAAAATCAGCGATGAGTGCATAGCATGAGTTATAAAAAGAAACTGTCAAGGATGACGGCGGCTGAGCAACAGGAAGTAGCTTCTAAGCAGTGGGATCGTTATATCCGAGCGCGTGATAACGGCCACCTTGAATATATCGACATGGCGAAGAAGTGCGATGCCTTCTATCGCGGCGATCAGTGGGACTTGGATGATCTGCATGCCCTAGATAATGAAGGGCGACCAGCTCTTACTATTAATACAATTTTGCCAACTGTTAATACGGTACTAGGCGAGCAGTCCACACGCCGAGCAGACGTGCAGTTTAAGCCTCGCCGTGCAGGAGAAATGGACGTTGCCCAGACCCTGACCAAGCTGTACATGCAGATTGCTGACAACAACAAGTTAGATTGGGTCGAGCAGCAGGTATTTAGTGACGGTTTGATCCTCGATGGCCGTGGCTATTTTGATGTCCGCATGGACTTCAGCGATCACGTTGAAGGCGAGATTCGCATAACCGCCAAAGACCCACTCGATATTCTGATTGACCCAGACGCCAAGGACTCAGACCCCAAGAGCTGGAACGAAGTATTCGAGACTAAGTGGATGACTCTGGACGAGATCGAAGAGCTGTACGGCAAGAAGAAGGCCGAGGATTTGCGCTTCATTGCTGAGAACGGGTCTGGATTCGGCAGGGATTCCATTGAGTACGAGGAGAATCGTTTCGGTGATACAGACTCTGCAGACGACTATTTCGGCGCAGGTGTGCCCGGCGAAGACGAGTACCGCAACGTCAGATCCTTGCGAGTCATCGAGCGCCAGCACAAACGCATGCACCGTGTTGACTGCTACGTGGACCCTAATACAGGCGACACGAGAGATGTACCAGAGAACTGGTCTGACGCTAAGGCCAAGAAGTTCGCCAAGCAGTACGGTCTAGACATTATTAGTAAGGTGAAGCGGCGAGTCAGGTGGACTGTGACATGCGACCACATCGTGCTGCATGATGACTGGAGCCCGTATAACGATCTCACCATCGTGCCTTTCTTCGCGTATTTCCGCCGAGGGCGACCATTCGGCATGGTGCGAAACTTGCTCTCACCGCAGGAGCAGCTAAACAAGATCGCCAGCCAAGAGCTGCATATCGTTAATACCACAGCTAATAGTGGCTGGATGGTAGAGAGCGGGTCGCTGGTAGGTATGTCCGCTGACGACTTGGAAGAGCATGGCGCAGAGACGGGCCTGGTTGTCGAATACAACCGTGGCTCATCACCGCCGACAAAGATCCAACCCAACCAGATCCCGACCGGCTTAGACCGTATCAGCCAGAAGGCAGCGCTCAACATTAAGACGATTTCTGGCATCAACGACAGCATGTTGGGATCAGACAGCGCCGAAGTGTCGGGCGTAGCTATACAAGCCAAGCAGAATCGTGGCGTGGTAATGATTCAGGTGCCGCTAGATAACTTGCGTAAGTCCCGACAGTACCTAGCCGAAAAGGTGCTCGATCTGGTGCAAGCGTTCTATACCGAGCAGCGCATCATTATGGTCACAGACGACAGTGACCCGCTGAAACCTAGAGAGCCTATGGTAGTTAACGAGATGACCCCCGAAGGTCAGATTCTCAATGACTTGACCCTTGGTGAGTACGACGTAGTTATTGCTACTGCACCTGCGCGCGACTCGTTTGATGAGGTTCAGTTCGCTGAAGCCCTCAACCTTCGCCAAGTGGGCGTGGCTATTCCTGATGACGCGATTATTGAATATAGCCACCTCGCCAAGAAGGGTGAGCTCGCTAAGCGTATCCGTCAGATTACTGGTGCTGAGCCGCCTACACCGGAGCAGGCCGAGGTTATGGCGATGCAGCAACAGATGGCTATTCAGAAGTTGCAGCTTGAGATCGCGCAGCTCGACGCAGACGTTAAGAAGACGCAGACCGAAGCCGCACTCAACGCTGCCAAGGTTCAGGATATCGCCGAGGTTGATCCGCAGGTCAGAGTCGCTGAGCTGCAAGGCAAGATGAGTATGAAGGAACAGGAGCTGATGTTACGACGCGAGCTTGCTGACCTTACAAACGAGACACGTCGCAGTCAGTCGGAAACGAATGCTGCAACGCGTATGGCTGCTACGGCTATGCAGACATCAGCCAAGAAGCAAGCAGCCCGTCCGAAGCAAACAGATGTACCGAATTTTCGTAACCCCCAATAGGAGATTGCCTTATGGCGAAGAAAGATACCCCAACCGATCAGTTCGACACCGTTTTTGATGCTATGCCCGGTGCCGATAAAGCCACAGAGCAGAATGAAACACTTGATCTGAATTTCGGTTTGGGCGATGAGCCCACGGAAGAGCCGGTTGCCGAAGCCGAAGAGGTTGAGGAAGCGGTCGAGGAAGAGGTAGTCGCCGAAGCCGAAGAAGCCGAAGAAGCAGAGGAAACGGCAGCCGAAGAGGAGCCCGTAGCCGAGGAAACTGAAGAAGTTGTTGCTGAAGAAGCAGCGCCGGAGCCCGCCCAGGAGCCCGACGTTACTACTAGTAAGCCCATGGTGCCGAAATCGCGGCTAGATGAGGTGCTTGCGAAGCAAAAAGCGCTTCAGAAGCAGGTTGAGGACATGAAGAAAGCGCAAGAACCCGCTGCGGATGCGCCTGATTCCTATGACTTTGACGCGAAAGAGCGCGAGTACATGAACTTACTGCTCGACGGCAAGGAAGCAGAGGCTGTGCAGCTCCGACAGCAGATCCGTACCGCCGAAAAAACCCAGCTTGAGTTCGACATGGGCCAGAAGATGCAGCAAACAGTGTCGCAAAACGCACAGGCGACCGCGTTACAGGCTGCTGCGAACGAGCTAGAGGCTAATTTCCCGGTGTTTGATCAGAACGCCGCCGAATATAACGCCGATTTCACTCAAGAAGTCATCGATTTGCGCGACGCATTCATCGTTCAGGGCTTCGAGGCGGTAGACGCACTGTCAAAAGCTGCCAGTTTCGTCATTAAGGACCACGATTTGGTTACTGATGTCGCGCAGGAGTCCACTTTGACGCAAACAGCGGCTCCTATGCAGGACGAAGTTGCCAAAAAGCGGGCCGAGGTAAACAAAAAGCTCAAAGCAGCTAAGTCGCAACCGCCCGAGTTACCTGGGGAGAGCTCTGCTGCACGCGGGGAGAAGGCGTTGGACATTAGCAACATGACGGAAGACGAGTTTAACGCGCTTCCTGATGCAACCATCAAACGATTGCGAGGAGATCTCTTGTAATGCCTAGTGAAAAAGACTCTCGACTAAAGCGAGCGGGTGTATCTGGCTTCAACAAGCCGAAACGCACCCCGTCTCACCCGAAAAAGTCGCACATCGTGGTGGCGAAGGAAGGTGATCAGGTCAAAACCATTCGTTTTGGTCAACAGGGCGTCAAAACCAACCAAACGGCGGGGCAGAGGAAGGCATTTAAGTCACGTCACGGTAAAAACATCGCTAAAGGAAAGATGTCAGCCGCGTATTGGGCCGACAAGGTCAAATGGTCACCCAGCAAGACTAAATCACCCTCAAACAAGTGGAAAAAAGGGAGCTAGCTATGCCAAATGTAGGTGGAAAGAAGTATCCGTACACGAAAGCAGGACGCGCAGCGGCAGCTAAGGCCAAGGCAAAGCCAAAGGCTGCAAAAAAAGCAGTGCCTAGTAATAAGCAGCCTAAACCTGATGCTTCTAAACCAAAAAAAGCAGTGCCTAGTAATAAGCAGCCTAAACCTGATGCTTCTAAACCAAAAAAAGCAGTGCCTAGTAATAAGCAGCCGATGACACCTGCTTTAAAAAAGCTACTTAAAAAGAAGAAGTAGTAATGGCTAGAAAAGATGAGCCGAAATGGAAGCGCATCGTTGCATCAGTAAAAGCTGGTTCTAAAGGCGGGAAGCCGGGGCAGTGGAGCGCTAGGAAGGCGCAACTGG